AGAATTGTATGTAATTGATGAATTGTATGGAAAAGGCTGGACAAATTTACAGTTTATCATGAATGCTGAAGAATATTATGGTGATTTAGGTCATAGTATGATAATAAAAGCAGATAGTGCTGAACCAGACAGAATCGATGAATGGAATAGTAGAGGATGGCATGTAGAAGGTGCAACAAAAGGAATGGGGAGTTTACGGTTCGGTATAGATTTTCTTACAAGACAGAGAATGCATATAGATAAAACAAAATGCCCAAATACTGCAAAAGAGATACAGATATTCCATAGGAAAAAGATAAGAGATAAAGATGGTAATGAAGAATATACTGATGATTTTGTAGAAGTGAATGATGATTGTATTGCAGCATTGCGATATGGCACAGAAGAATTATGGCACGAGGAAGTTTATTCTGGTTTTATTTCAAATTATAGTTTAAGCGATTTAGGTTTATAGGAGATATTTTATGGAACTATTAAAAACTGATAAAGATGTATTAACTACTTCTGATATTCTTTCTATTATAGAACAATATGAACACAATGAAGTACAGGTATTCAATGTATTATGGAAATACTATATAGGAGAAAATGAAACAATAACTAAAAGAAATCCGTTTGCAAATCCAGCAGTTGCAGCAGGTTCTAAATTCAATCCACAGAATGCAAATAATAGAGGTGATATTATAACTCATAACTATACTGATGCAAATACACCGAATGCAGCAATTCCTGTACCGTATGGTAGAAAAATAGTAAACACTTTTTCTGGATATGCTTATAGGCCAAAATACATTACTTATAAACCCACTGAATTAGTAGATGGTTCCCCAACGGGGCCAAAAAATTCAATGGAAGCTATAAATAATCCCGATATAGAATCACATTATCCTGCATATGCAAATTTAATGAATAATTATAATATAAATAATGAGCATATAAAAACAAGCAGAGCTGGAAGAAATACTGGTATTTTTGGAGTTTCTTATGAATTATTGTATATAGATGGTGAATTTACTATGGATAATAAATTGCCAGTAAAGGCAGAAGTAAAATTCTTTACTGTTGACCCACGTGAAATGATACTTCTCTATGACTATAGTTCTGAACCGAAAAAGAAAATAGCAATACGGTTTTATCCAGTAAATAATGGAGCTTATAAAGTAGAAGTGTATTATAAAGACCACATTGAAATTTATAAAAGGTTGAAAAATGATACTTCAAATCAATCTTTTATTGGTAGTAATGACTGGAATCTAGTAAAAGATGCTCCAGACCAACCTAACTTTTTCAATGATATTCCTGTTGCAGCATATTACCTCGGTGATGAAAGGATGGGACTTATTAAACCTGTTATTGGACTGATAGATTGTTATGATATGCTTATTTCTGATTCAATGAATGAATTTGACAGATTTGCAAACGCATATCTTATTATGAAACGGTTTGGTATAACAGACCCAATGAAGAAAAAGGAACCTAATGCTATATCAGCGGCACTACAGAATTTGAAAAGATATAGAATAATGGAACATTTGGATAAAGATGCAGATATAAAGTTTTTAACAAAAGATATTCCATATGGGTTTATTCAGTTTATGACAGATTTAGTAAAAAATCAGATTCATATACAGTCTCATGTTCCAGATTTTGCAGTAGAAAAGTTTAGTGGTGCTTCTGGTATAGCTATTCAAAGATTATTGTTTGATTTTGAGAATCTTGTTTCTTCGGCTGAGGCTGATTTTGACACTGGACTGTATGAAAGAATGAATCTGATATTTAATGTCTATAAAGTATTAGGTAGACCATATTGTCAGTCCGAAGATATTGTTATAACTCATAAACGGAACACACCATTGAATGTACTGGAATTTGCACAGACTGCACAGGCATTGAAGGCAGCAGGATTCAGTTCTTATCTTGTTACTGATTTTATGCCTGATGACATTGTACCCAATACAGAAGAGGAACTAAGAAGGCAGGAACAGGATAGAGAGAATATGATGCCTAGTGTAGAGCAGACAAAGAAGGATTCTAAAGGTAATCCTATAGGAACATTATATGATATGACTGGTGCAAAATCAAGTTTTGATGAGCAAGGTAAACCCATAGGAAAAGCTTTTAATGATAAAGGTGAACAAATTGGAGAATAAAGGAGTAGAGCTATGGCAAAGAAAGTAGAAGAACCTGTTTTGGATGAAATAAAGCAGGAAGTTGAACCTGTTTTGGATGAAATAAAGCAGGAAGTTGAACCTGTAAAACAGGAAGTTGTTTCGGATGAAACTATTGTAGATGTGATGCCTTCATATTCTGAAGTAGAAAGTGAAGAAGACAAAATAAAGAAGTATGAAGAATTTCTTACTAAATATAAAATTGATTTAGAAAGGGAAGCTGATACAGCCGATACTTCTTTCCATTTTGCGAGTAATGAAGTGCTTTTGGAATTGGCTAAAACTTACAGTGATATTCCATATAGCTATAATGTAAAGGTGGCTGATGTACTTTACAATGAATTGATGCGGAGAAATTTGGTTAAAGAAGCTGAAAAACTAAAAGAATCATTGAATAAGAGTACATGGTATGTGAAACCTTGGATGAGATTCTAATATGCCAGATTTTCAGGTTTTTAGAAAAGAAACAATAGTTCCAGCATTTCTATCCTTATTGAAAAAGTATGAGGATAGAATACAAGCAGCATATTATGATGCTTTGATGAATATACAAGGTGAAATGAAAATAATTTATGATAAATATGCTATCGATGGTATACTAACTACTTCTGATTTAGCAAAATATAATAGATATGCTGCAATAGAGGAACAATTATTGGACATCTTGGAACCTGCTATAAAAAGAGGCTTGTATGCAATAAAAACAGCATTGCCAGAATTGTATAAACAGTCATTTTTTTATAATGAGTGGGCTTTAGATATGACTACTGGTATACATTTAGGTTTACTTATTCCTTCTGCTGCTCAAATAGCAAAATTATTTTCCATTGAAGAAATAAATAATAAATTTTATGCAGAATCATTAAAAGAATATACAATAGTATCTAGAAGGAAAATAAGAGAAGCATTGATGAATGGATTGGCTCAAGGTAAAACTTTTGAAGCTATGAGCAGAGATTTATCAAAAGCTATTGATATTTCAAATAGTAGAGCATTAAAAATAGTAAGAACAGAAGGGATGAATGCACTTACTGCTGGTTCAGATTATACATACTATCAGGCATTAGATAATGGTGTTAAAGGATATATGGTATGGGACGCTGTTTTGGATTTAAGAACAAGACCCGACCATGCAGCTATGGATGGAAAGAAAAAGGATATGGAAACTGGACTTTATACATTACCGAATGGTGAAACTGCTCCATATCCACACTGGGAAGGATTAAGTCCAGAGCAGCGATGTAACTGTAGGTGCTTAGAAAACTTTATAGTAGAAGGTCATGAACCTAAATACAGAAGAACAAGAGAACAGGGAATAATTCCTTATATGACCTATCAGGAATGGTATAACAAATATCACAAGGGAGGTGAATAATGGCTGCCAACTATCCGGCGATACCGGATACTTCGCGCGGCGTATAACAAATATCACAAGGGAGGTGAATAATGGCTGCAAGCAAAAAACGTAAATCCAACAAAGTCGAAAAGGTAATGCATGAGTATAAAATGGGTACATTAAAATCCAGTTCTGGTAAGAAAGTTAAAAGCAGAAGACAGGCAATAGCAATAGCTCTGAGTGAAGCTAAAAGACTAAAATAACGGAGGTGTTAGGATGGCTTGTAAAGGTTCTAAGAAGAAATCTTCTAGAAAGACTTCTAAGAAGAAGTAAGAGGAGGTCTTAAAATGGCTAGAAAACCTAAATT